CGGTATGAGTCATTTCATCTCGTTCTCTCATTACACGTTTAGCATAAACAACAGCTTCTTCTTTTTGTCGTTCAGCTTCACGCATCTTTCTGGTAAGTTTAGCGATACGTTTTTTAACGCCTTCACTATACTCTTCCATCTCTTTCTTCTGTTCTGGTTCTTTTACTTCTTCCTTTTTATCTTGTTCTTCGTCGTCCTTGCGATCTCGAACATCCACAGACTCATCCAATTTCTCAGGTGTGTCAGCGGGCTTATCACTGTCTTGAGTAGTTTTTTCATCTTTGATTTCTCCTCCTTCAGCTTTTTTATCTAAATCAACTTCGGTTGCTTTTTCATCAGCATCACCGACATCAATTAAATTCTCCGTCTTTTTTTCTTCTTCTGGCATAGTTCCTCCCTATGATTAAAAATCGTGGAATATATCTTCGGGGTTTTCCACGGTCGCTAGAACTTCATCATCATTAAGAAGCCTAACTTCACCCCCATCTATTTTAATTCTGGATCCAGCGTAACGTGCAAAAACAACCCAAGTTCCTTTTTTACACCAAGGTCCCTCAGGATATCTTTCTTTGTCTCCATACGCATCAGGTCCAACTTTTAATACAAGTCCACAAGTCGATGCTACTTGGGCTCGTTCTACAACATCATCAGTTATAAGAATCCCTCCTTTAGTTCTATCTTTCATTTTAAAAGGTAAAACTAACATTCTCCAACCAGTCGGTATAGGCAATTTAGCGTGTTCGGATGTTAGATCTTGTTCTTTTCTTTTAGGTTCTTTATCGTATTTATCTTGAAGGGCCTCCTTATACTTTGGAACCTCCTTTTGGTGATTTAATACTGATAACGGTTCCGTCATCTTTTTGCTCCTTTTTTTCAAGCAGGCTGGATATTTCCTGACTCATATACTGATATGTTCGTATTTGTCCCAACATATACTGATATTTCTCCATATTGTCAACACCGCCTGAAACCAGGGCTGCTACAACATCATCATGTCTCATCTTAATGACTCTTCTAATCTTATCTACAAATACCAAATCGTCCATTTTTTTTTTCTCCTTTTTGTTTTCTTTTTCTTTCCCTTAGGTTTACTACCATAAGCTTTTGTCCATTCTTTTGCAATCTTGGGCTCATTCTTCCATAAGTAGCGTCTTTGCTTTTCTGATTTAAATGGCATTATTCTTTTGTAGGAACCTCATAGTCTTTTAATACGTTAAGTTTTTCTTCTGCATGAGCAATTTTAGTTAGTTCCCTATTTACTTCTTTAAGAATATTTGGATGCTCACTAACACCAACAGAATGTTCCAAAAATAATTTAATCGCCACATCACTTGCTGCGATCTCTGCTTCGTATTGTTTCTCTAATGCGTCTATTAAGACTGCTCTCATTAAGCTGATTTTCTTTCTCTCGCCATCTTCTTAAATGTTTTTGCTAATGCTTTAGCTCTTCCTGTACATCCTGGTTTCGTAATAGGTGTACATTTTCCTTCAGTTCCTCTTTTCTTAATTGAAGCTGTAGCTTTTTGAATCCATTTACCGTTGCCACCTTTTTTAAGACCAACTCGACCACCTGTAGCATAGCCACGATTCAATTCTGAATGGACTCTAGATATTTCAGCTCCACGATTTGGATTGTATCGTTCGCCTTCAACACGACCTAATTCTTCTAATAGATTCGTACGTCCACCGCCATAATATCCTTTTCTCTTTTTAGTTTTTCTTGGGAATGCTGCGGTAGAATCAAAGTACTGAGGCATTATCTATTGATTTTTCCTCTTTTACGTTTGCCCCATTTTCCATAGGATTCGTCACGTCTGTCTTTGAATGATTGTTTCTTAGTAGATTCTTTTCCACGTCTTGCGCTGATAGATTCGTCTTCTCTATCTTTGTAACCTTGTTTTTTAGCTTTGCCACCTATCTTCATACCACTTGAGTATGGAAATCTAACATTGCTTCTTACGCCGTTTTGTCTCATTATTTTTTTGCGACTCCGCCGCCTCGTTTAGCTATACCCATAGATTTAACGCGACCACCTTTTTTGTACATTGTTCCACCACGCATTCCCATGTCACTAGGATAATATCCTGAACGCATGTCTCTTCGTGCGGTACTACCTAGACCACCACCGAATTGTTTACCTGTTCGGCCGCCACCTTTTTTACCTATTCTGCCACCTTTAGCAGCAAGACTAGGAGTTGTTAAATGATCTGTATCAAATTTGTAACGATTACTTCTTAGACCTGAATGAATATCAGGAATCGTTGAACCTGGAGTCCATTTTATTCCTTCAGTCGCAGCTGTTTTTGCAACGTTTCCTTTTCTTCCTTTTAATCCTTTATACGCCGCGTAACCAGCTAAGCCCAGTGCTGCAGCTTTAGCTAATTTTTTGCCCCAACTTTTTTTCTTTTTCTTTGCCATAATTTTCTCCTGAATTGATTGTTAATATAACTTACTTCTAAATGCAAGTCTATTTCTTCTTACCACCGTTCCTGAAGATCTGGGTACCCTTGATGCCAAAAATGCTCGCTACAACGGTAATCCACAAAGTTTGGAACCATATCGGCAGTGAGCCAAAATGATGAAAGAAAAGCTCCACCTTCTGCATCATTACCGGATCGTCACTGAAAACTCCCCAGGCGAGCACAATTATTGGCGCCGAAATAACCAAAAGGACGAATTCGTCCTTATAATCGTTTTGTCGGGCTTCTAAAAGTTTGCCCTGGTAAGATTCCTCACCTCGAGCCATACGTTCTGCATGAAGCAAAGCCGCATCCGACATAGCCATTTTAGTTCTTTGTTTATTAGAATAAACTTTGGCTCCTGCTTGTAGAGCCATCTTCGCTAGACCAAACCACATATTAGAACCAAGTTGCTGTGATTGGTTTTCTAGTTTTTGCTTTTACACAAACCTTTGTTCCTACACCTATTTTATTAGGTGCACTATGGGCATTAGTTACGATTTCCTGTCGAGGATCCTTTCGTGTAGTATCAAGTTCTGCCTTGTACTTTTTTCCTCCTTCTGGAACTCCTATGATTGTTTTTACCATATTTTTCTCCTTTTAAATTTGTATCCTATCTTCTAGGGCCTTTCAAGGTTTTAACATCTTTACGTTTCATTCTATCAGAATATACTTTGACCTGATTAGCCATTTGTTGTTTTTGAATAGAAGTATCTGCTCTAAGTTCTGCCAGGTCTTCATTCTGTTCAAGTTTGTCCTCAAACTGGTCTTGACCCATTAATTGTTTAGATTTATCTAAATTAAGTTTTTCCTGACCCTCTTCTCGTTTTCTTTGGTCGTCCATTGCTCTTAAATCCAGTTCTCTTGCTTTTAATTTAGCAATTGGATCGTTTCCGAACTGACCCATGATTTTATTCTCTTCATCTTTAAATTCTTGCATCATTTCAGCAATTAAAGTAGCTTTTCTAGCTTCAACTTTCATTGAAATTTGCATTATCTGTTGTTGAAACTGAGGATTCTGCTGCATAGCTGGATTTTGTTGCGCCTGTTGTTGCATTTGTTGTAACTGCATCATTTCTTCTCTAAATTCAACTTCAACCTGCTCTTGAGCCATCATTGAAATGTGTTCAAAGCAGTTTTTTTCCAAAGCACCCAAAATCATAGGATTATTTCGAGCTAAATTCGTAGAAATGAAATTTAAATGCGAAGTAATGTGCGCCTGGTGGTTCTGTCCCTTAAAAGCTTGGAAAGGTTTGCTGGATAAAGCCATAATATTCTCGACCGCGGGATCTAAAGGTGTCGGTTGCGGTGGAGGAGGTTAAATTTTATCAATTTCTTTCACTCCGATCGCACTATACATCGCATAAAACGCTTCGTACATAATATGCATCTGTGGATTCGCCTGAGCGAGTTGTAATTCTGTTTGAGCCATAGAAATTCTTTGAGACTGAGAAAAAATATTTGGATCTGCAACTGGAACAATATCTACTTTGTCATCAAAGTCTGTAACTTTTACATTTCGTTGTGCTCCTACTACATCGTAAGGATATTCAGGAGGTAAATAAGTTTTAAATACGCCCGCTAACAAATTAAATTCTTGTTTAAGCGCCACAAATAATCTTTTGTGGATCGCTGACATGACCCTTGAACCACGTTCTAAGAGAGCGATAGTCGTTCCAACAGCGGCCTGTTGGTTGCCGTCTCCGACCTGCATATCAGCGATGGCGGCAAATCTTTGTCCTGCTTGGACAACAATTCCCATCAACGACAATAATGTCTGTGATGGTTCTTTGAAAGGTAAAGTCATGAATGCATCTTTGATGTTTCCACCAGGTGCATCTACGTCTCTAAATTCGCCGGGCTGTATTGCTTGGGCCTCGTCTCTTACACGTATTCCTCTTTGTTTAAATCCTGCAGGAAGGTTACTTAATGTTCCTGCATCTAATAATTGGCGTAGAGCAGTGGTTGCTGTTCTTGATAAACCACCAATCATATGAATTAAACCAAAACCATAAAAACCCATTCCAGGTAAAAATCTGAAATGAACAAAATATTGTATTTTGAGTTTCATAGGATCTTCTTGTTTATAGTTTCGTCTGATCGATAAAACTTCTCGTGATCCTTCTTCCACTGTCACGATATAAGGAAGTTTAATTCCTGTGGGCTCCCCATCTAGTCCCATGTCTTCAAATCCTTCAATGTCTAAATTAACATGACACTCCAGAATGGTAAAAATATCTTCGTCTCTTGTTTTCTTAACTCCTTCGAGTTGTCTTTCCTTTTTCTCGACTTCGGTTTCTTGATCGTAGCCAGGTTTCACTTCGATATCTCGATAGAAACCTGCAACTTGTTTTTTTCTGAGATCATTCTCAGACATTTTAAAAACGTGAATAAC